GGTATTACTGGATATAAAATGGAACCTTGGTTAAAGACAACAACTGATGATATGTTCATTGTTAACATTGATGATGTATTAACAATATCGGAATCTTCAGATATTGAAATGATAATGCTACACCAATCATTTGTTAGACAAAGACCATCTAACAAGAACAGTAATAAATGTCCTATGGATCGTAAGATGGGATACATTGCTAATGTAAATGATGCTAAAGAGATACTAGAGAAGATCTTTAAGAATAGCTAGAGCCTCATCTTCAAACCCAACAAAGGTATTATACTGGTATTTGTGGGGGTAAGTCAAGTCTTGTATTAATTAAGTGAAAATGTTATAATATCTACATATAAATGAGAAAAATTAATGATTACTACTAACGTAATGACCAAAAGAAAAAGGTCCGAGCATTATGTAAATAACAAAGAATTTTTAATTGCTCTTATTGAATACAAGAAAAAGCTTGCAATAGCAAAGGAAAACGGAGATCCAAAACCACAAATACCCAGATATATTGGTGAGTGTTTTTTAAAGATTGCAAATCACCTTTCCTTCAAACCAAATTTTATCAACTACATGTTTAAGGATGATATGATTTGTGATGGTATTGAGAATTGTGTTCAATATATTCACAACTTTGATCCAGAAAAATCACAGAATCCTTTTGCCTATTTTACTCAGATTATTCACTACGCATTTTTGAGACGTATTCAAAAGGAAAAGAAGCAATTAGAAATCAAAAATAAAATTCTTGAAAGATCTGGATACAGTGAAGTTTTTGATGACGATGAGGTTGACGGAATGAACCATGGGGACTACAATAGAATCAAAGATCTAGTCCATTCCAAACTTCGTTATTGAATGAAAGTCGCAATTATTACAGACCAGCATTTTGGTGCGAGAAAAAATTCAAAACTCTTTCATGATTATTTTCTAAAGTTCTACAATGATGTATTTTTCCCAACGCTCGAAGAGTATGGGATTACTACCGTCGTAGATATGGGAGATACTTTTGATAGTCGTAAGGGAATTGATTTCTCTGCTCTATCTTGGGCTAAAGATAATTACTACGATCGCCTTCAAGAAATGGGCGTAAAAGTCCATACTATTGTAGGAAACCATACTGCTTATTATAAAAATACTAATAACGTAAACGCAGTAGATTTGCTTCTGCGCGAGTATGCTAATGTGACAGTATATTCGGAACCAACTGAAGTAATGTTGGATAAACTTCTAACACTTTTTATACCTTGGATTAATCAGGAAAATGAATCAAATACTCTTAAACTTATTGAAAAGACAACTTGCCCGTGCGCGATGGGGCACCTTGAACTCCAAGGATTTAGAGTTAATCGACAAATCGTCATGGAGAATGGTTTGGAAGGCAAGTTATTTGAGAAGTTCAAGCGTGTCTTCTCGGGACACTATCACACTAGATCGACTAACGGAACAGTCTTTTATCTAGGAAATCCTTATGAGATTTACTGGACGGATGTAAATGATACTCGCGGATTTACAATCTTCGATACTGAAACATTAGAACATACTCCAGTTGATAATCCTTATAAAATGTTTCATAACATTTATTATGAGGATACAAACTATCAAACATTTGATACTCGCGAATATGAAAACAAGATCGTAAAAGTTATTGTTCGTAAAAAATCAGACACTAAAAAGTTTGAAAAGTTTATTGATAAGTTGTATGCTTCAAATGTCTTTGAGTTAAAAATAGTAGAGAATTTTCAAATTGAATCTCCCGTTGAATTTGAAGCATATGAGTCCGAAGATACTCTTTCTATCTTGAATAGATATATTGAGGAAACGGAAATCAATCTTGATAAATCTTTCGTTAAAAAAATGATGTCAGAAATATATCAAGAGGCTTGTGAGTTGGTATAAATGTACATATTAACAATATACGGTAGAGAAAAGGAAGGTGCATACGCAGTTGTCAATTCCGATGGAGATCAAATCCTTTATATTTTTGAAGAAGAGGATGATGCCGTTAGATTTGCTATGATGCTTGAGGAAGATGACTATCCCGAAATGCATGTGATGGAAGTTGAGAAGGAAGATATAATAACTGCCTGTGAAATGCATGATTACCAATATGCTATTATTACCCCAAATGACATTGTAATTCCACCTGAACAAAATGATTTTATTTGAAAGTATTCGTTGGAAAAATTTTCTATCAACAGGAAACAACTGGACAGAAGTTAATTTTACCCAAAATAAAACCACACTCATTATTGGAACAAATGGTGCTGGGAAGAGTACGGTTTTGGATGCCTTAACTTTTTCTTTGTTTGGGAAACCATTTCGTAAAATCAATAAACCTCAACTTGTCAATTCTGTAAATGAAAAGGATTGTGTTGTTGAGGTTAATTTTTCTATTGGTAAAACCAATTGGAAAGTAAAAAGGGGAATTAAACCAGCAATATTTGAAATTGAGCGAGATGGCAAAGTACTTGATCAGTCATCAGCATCTCTAGACCAACAGAAATGGTTGGAACAAAATGTTCTTAAAATGAACTATAAGTCTTTCACCCAAATTGTGATTTTGGGTTCTAGCACATTTGTCCCTTTTATGCAACTTTCTGCATCAAATCGTAGGGAAGTTATTGAAGATCTTTTGGATATTAAGATCTTCTCTTCAATGAATACGATCATTAAAGAAAAGATTCGCCAGTCCAGAGAAGATATAAAAATTTTGGAACTTAAAAAAGAATCTTTGCTTGATAAAGTTAAGATGCAGGAAAGTTTTATTGAAGAACTTGAGAATCGTGGTAAAGAAAATATAGAGAACAATAAACGGAAAGTTTCTGATTTAAGTGGAGAAATAGAACAGCATTTGAGTGAAAACACTTCACTAGAAGAACCTCTTTATGGGTATATTAGAGAGCAAGATAAGTTAGTTGGATATGCTGATAAACTTCGTAAGTTGGGAAACCTGAAGGGTAAAATCTCACAAAAAGTATCTACCATCACTAAAGAACATAAATTCTTTACTGAAAATACGGTTTGCCCAACTTGTACACAGTCTATTGATGAAGAGTTCAGAATAAATAAAATTAACGACGCTCAAAATAAAGCAAAGGAGTTGCAATCTGGTTATAAAGAACTAGAGGAGGCAATTAAAGAGGAAGAAGAGCGAGAGCGTCAATTCACCGCTCTATCGAAGGAGATCTCTAAATTAACGAATGGCATTTCTCAAAACAATATTAAGATTAATGGATTACGGAGACAAATCGGAAATCTTGAAAAAGAAATTCAAGTTCTTACCGAGAACCTTGCAAACAGAAATTCTGAACATGAGAAGCTAGAATCCTTCAAAGAAAACTTAAAAACTACATACGACGAACTCTCTTCTAAAAAAGACACAATCAACTATTACGATTTTTCGTATAGTTTGCTCAAAGACGGTGGAGTAAAAACTCAGATCATTAAGAAGTATTTGCCACTCATCAATCAGCAGGTTAATCGTTATCTGCAGATGATGGATTTCTATATTAACTTTACTCTTGATGAGGAATTTAACGAAACCGTTCAGTCACCTATTCACGAAGATTTCTCCTATGCCTCCTTTAGTGAAGGAGAAAAGATGAGAATCGACCTAGCACTTCTTTTCACCTGGCGAGAAGTGGCAAGAATGAAGAACTCAGTCAATACAAATCTTCTGATTATGGATGAGGTGTTTGATAGTTCACTTGATGGGTTTGGAACCGAAGAGTTCCTTAAAATTATCCGATATGTGATTAAAGATGCTAATATCTTTGTTATCTCTCATAAGACTGGATTAGAAGACAGATTCGAAAGCGTCATCCGATTCGAGAAAGTCAAAGGTTTTTCGCATATGGTGGATTGATGTTTTTATAAATATCTAGAAAGACTTATAAAGATGAGATATCAAGAAATCGTAGGTATTCACGAAGCTTATTCTTCCATTTATTCTCAACCAGTAGAACTTTCTGAAGAGGTAGAAATTGCCGCGCAGTATTTCTACGAAATGGGTTTGAACGAGGAAGGAGTAGATATTCTGATTGAAGATCTTGGTGTTGATGAGTTTGCTGAGTTTGTTTATGATATTGCCGAAGATTATGTTTTGACTGAGGCAAGAGTAGGTGGGGTAAAAATTGAACCAAAGACCTCAAAGGGAAAGGCAATTGAAGGTAAACCATCTGCCCAATCACTAAAAGCACTTCGCAAGAAAAAGGCAGCAAGAGCGGAGGCAGAAAAATCTGCTTCCGAAGCAAAACCATCTGGTCTGAAATCATCTCTTCGTAGGCAATCTGCGGTTGTAAATGCTGCCAAGAAACAACCCAAGAAACCAGGACTACTTGATCGTGTCGCTGGTGCGGTCAATAGAGGAATTGAGAGACATAATAAAGCAATGGGTGAATTAAAGAAAATGAAATCTGCTACTGATGTGACTGTTGGTAAAGTTAAAAAGGCTGCTGGTGAGTTTAAAAAAGGATTAACTGAGGGAACCGATCTTTTTGATTACTTCATTGAATATTTGATTTCCGAAGGGTATGCTGATACTAATGAGGCAGCTCTTGCTATTATGGTAAATATGAGCGAAGAGTGGAGAGAAGAAATTATTGAAAGTAGAGTTAGTGAACTTGGTGATAGATTAAAAGATCTTCAGCAACGTAGCGCAACAACTGATGTGAAGGCACAAAGAACTGCTAAACTTGCTAGAGATCGTTTTAATGATCTATCCGATAAGGAAAAGGAATTTAGAAAAGGCGTAGAAGATTTTGCTAGAGCCACAAAGGACTGATAATACCACTTTTCAAACTGTCCACTGGGAGGTCTTAGGACCTCCTTTTTTAGTATAATGATCCCATAACGCATCAGACCTATGTCCATCCGTCACGAGATCAAATCCCAACTTGCCAAATTGCTTGCCACTGAGGATCTCGTGGTTGAGCACAAGAAGGTTTCTACTGCTTGCTTCAATGTCCATACTCGTGTTCTGACCCTTCCTCTATGGGAGAAGGCAAGCAACCTTGTTTATGATCTTCTTGTAGGTCATGAAGTTGGTCACGCCCTTTTCACACCTGATGAGGATTGGACTGAGACTGTGAAGGTCCCTCCGCAGTTTGTGAATGTGGTTGAAGATGCTCGCATTGAGAAGTTGATGAAGCGCAAGTATGCTGGACTTGCTAAGACTTTCTTCAATGGTTATAAAGAACTGAATGAAGAAGATTTCTTTCAGATTGCTGATGATGATATTTCCACTTTCAATCTTGCCGACCGAGTAAACCTTTACTTCAAGATTGGCAATTTTATCTATTTGGACTTCAAACCAGAGGAACAAGAAATTGTTAATCTGATTGGTGCATGTGAAAGTTTTGCGGACGCACTGATCGCAGCGGAAGAACTCTACAAATACTGCAAGAAAGAAAAGGAGCAACAACAGAAGGTTGCTGATTTTGATTCTCACGAGACTCAAGGTAATTCACAGTCTCCAGCAAGTGATTTTGTGGAGAGTAATGACTCCTCTTCTGAGCAAGAGGGTGAGAGTGATAACTCTTCCGATATTGATACTTCCGAATCCTATGGTGGAACCGCTCGGGGTGAAGAAACGCAAGTAAAATCTGGTGGAGAAAAAGACGATCCAGAAGTTCGCACAGCAGATTCTCTGGAAGATAAAATCCAAAACCTTGTAAACAATGATGGTTATGAGAGTGTTTATGTTGAGATTCCGCAAGTAAATCTGAATACAATCATTGCTAAGAACTCCGAGGTCCATAAAGAGATCAATGATTCTTTTGCTCACCAACAAAAACTTCATAATGGGCACGCAGAGGAAAAAGGATATACTCTAGTAAATCTTTACAAAGATTCTGATCTTGAGTTTAAGAAGTTTAAGTCTTCTGCTCAGAAAGAAGTCAATTATCTTGTGAAAGAGTTTGAATGTCGTAAGGCAGCAGATCAGTATGCCCGCGCATCTATTGCTCGCACTGGCGTTCTTGATACCACTCGCCTTCATACCTACAAATATAATGAGGATCTTTTCAAGAAAGTTTCCGTAATTCCTGATGGTAAGAATCACGGTCTAGT